GGTTTTTTGCGTGGGCTTTCCGCCTACCCGTTACAAAATATGTAGATTTTTTGCACACCCAAAACGCACGGGGATTTTTTGCACACCCACTAGCCAACGAAAAAACAAAGCCCAATCAATAGGGGGGTATGTGTTAATTTTTTAGGTGTGTACGGTCCCCATAATACTCTCAGCCTGTCTCTACTATAAATTTCCACGTACCTGTCAAATTTCTACCTACCTATTTGCATGGTATGTGATAATTGTGTATACTTGCTGTACTATGTGTCCAAGACGAAATGAAACCTATCATATAAAACAGCGATAGACGAGGAAAAAGAGCATATTTTCTTTGTATTGCAGTATATATACCGAACACCAAGCATGAGCGCCAAGCTGCCTAAAATGGTGTTAAATCGTGTAGATGCCATTATGGATTATTGGCGTAGACACCCTAAATGAGGATTTTTACGGATGGTGTATAGATTTTTACGGAGGGGTGTATGAAGCAATTTACAAATCGTCAGAAGGCTGAGATTCTTGATGAGTGTGTGAAGGTTGGCAATGTGTCTAAAGTTGCCGAAAAGTATGACATCACAAGGGCTACGATATACAACTGGCAGAAGCAGGAGGAGGGGATTCGTGAATCTTTGGCGAGAGATACGGCATTGGTGGCGATTAAGGACTCTCTGCCACTTGAGGCTGATGTGCTTAAGGGTATAGAGGAGTATGCCGATCTACTAGCCCAGAAGGGAAACCTTGAGAAGAGGAAGCAGTTACTTTCTGGTCAGGTGGAGTTTATTCTGTGGAAGGTGGTCAAGTTGCTTGAGAATCATCCTGACTTAGATGGCGTGCACCCAAAGGACTTGAGTAAGATTATGGGCGACTTGCACAGTGTGCGCAAGGAGTTGAGCAACGAACCTACCATTATTGTTGAGTATCGCAATGAGTGGATGGAAAGGGTGTTAAGTGTGTTGCAGGAATTCTTGGATGAGGAGAAGATGAGGGAGTTTGCCAAGAAAATGGAAGCTGTGGAGGCAGACTATGAGCTCATTTAAGCATAAGCAACAAGCAGACTATCGTGAGGGCAAGGATTATGAGCGTCTATTCTGTGACCTTACAGGCGCAGAGGCTGGCACAGCCGAAGAGGATCGCAAGCATATCGACTGTCATTGGCGTGGATTCACCGTAGATGTTAAGGGGAATAAGCAATCACATAAGGATGGCTATGCCTTGGTAGAGATGAAGAATGTGCAGGGTAGAGATGGTTGGGCGGTATCTGGAGCCGACCTCATTGCCTTCATGTTTCCTGAAGAGTTTGTGGTCGTGAGGCGAACAGAATTGATGGTGATGGCGCAGAAGAAGGTGATGGCGCATAATACAGACACAAACACCCTACGAGCCAAGGGCGTAACGCCTGAGCAGGGGTTGTATAAGATATTAGGACGCAACGCAAGGAAAGATGTGTTCACCTATGTGAAAAAGGAAGATTTGCTAGAATTGACCCATGTCAAGATCAAAATCCACTAACTGGGGCAGTGCATTAGTCAATGTGATTGGGCATGAGCCACCACCAGACTCTGTAGAGATGCGTAATGGCTTCTTGGAGAGTGTGATGTTGGATAAAGATGGCAATCCTATCAAGCAGGCGCAGATTCACACAGAGATACAGTCCACAGTGTTTAATTGGGAGCAACAAGGGTACAGGAGAGGGGTGATTAAGGCACCATACAATAGTGGTAAGAGCCAGCAGTTGCCTATTGGGTTGAGTGTGTATTTGGCGACTCGAAAGCCTGAGTTGGAGCAGTTGATTATCAGTAGTGATGCTGCCTTGGCGAAGAAAAGGATTCTAGCCATTCGTTCTTTGGTAGAGTCTAACGAGTATAAGTATTGGTGCAAGCAGAACAACTTTATGCCCTTGGAGTATGGTAAAAGGGATACAGGAAGTACAGAGTTTATTCTGTTTAAGAGCCGCAACAGAACAGGGAACCCCAGCTTTGAAGCCCATGGCGTGCTTACAGGGGGTACAGGGCAGAGAGCCAGTTATGTGTGGTTAGATGATATTTGCAGTGATAAGGACAGGCACTCACGAGCCCACAGGGATAGCGTATTTGAGCGCACAAGTAATGTGTGGATCAAGCGTGTCCATGACAAGGGATTCGTGTATGGGATATGCACGCCCTATCACCCACAGGATGCCAACTCAAGGTTAGCCAAGAGTGGAACGTTTTGTGTGCTGCAGATAGCCGTAAATGATGCAAAGACAGGATACACACTAACAGAATGGGTGAAGAGTTAGAAAGGTTTGTGGCAGAGATTGAAGCAGAATTTGACGAGTACAAGAGCTTCTGCGAAAGCCCTGACGAGGTGAGTTTGGTCTTTGAGCAGGAACAGGTGTTAATGATGCACGCTGGGCAGATTGTCAAGCGTTGGGATAATCCTTTTAATGATGAAATGTTAGAGTAATGGCAAGAGAGATAGATGGCAAGCTTCGAGTAGCAAGTGATGGGTGGGGGGATTTTAGGTTTTCACTAGCCACAGGAAAGGTCTTGGGATTAACGACAAGAGAGTTGTATGGCGACAATCCAGACATCAATGGCACCCTAGAGCCTGTGTGGAACACAGGGGGTAATTTTCCTTATCCTACAAGCGCCCAAACAGTGTCGATTGTAAGCACGAGCGCCAATGATGATGTGGCGAATGTTGGCGTGCGTGAAGTAAGGGTAGAATACCTAGATGACAACTTTGTCACCAACATTGTGGATGTAGAGATGGATGGCACCAACCCTGTGCAAGTGGCGACAGACTTTTACCGCCTACAAACGATGCGAGCGTTATCTGTGGGAGCCAATGGAGATGCAGAGGGTGCAATTACCCTTGCCTATGGAGCCAATACGGTAGCCACGATAGCGACAGGCACCAACGAGTCACGAGGATCCCAGTTTACCATCCCTGCTGGATATACAGGCTACTTGGTGGGTGCAGCGATTTCAGCAAGCAAAGGAGGCGACTTGATATTTCAGTTTGAGTCTAGGGATGCGTCTACAGCCAATAGCCCTTTTACTGTGGGCGATGAACTATCCATTTTTGAGTCTAGTATGTACTTTGAACTCCCTACGTTCTATGTGATTCCAGAAAAGTATGACATTAGGATTCGTGCCAAGTCTTTGCAGGCATCCAATGTAGAAGGATCTGCAACCTATCACCTTATTTTAAGAAATAACAAGGATTATGCAAACAACTAACACCTTTGAGAACATTGTTCCAAGAAAAATCACCAAAAATGACACTCCAGAAGCGTATAAAGGCTCTAAAAAGCGCAAGAAGAGCGCAAAAAGCCAAAAACCAACGGGATTCTGGCAAAAAGTAAAGGATGCGTTTAGTTAGAGAGGAGCAAATCCCCTTATGGGAGATGAATCACAGCCATGAACGGCTTGTGGACGAAGAAAAGATGGATTTTACGTCTTACAAGCTAGGCTATGAGATGAAAGAGGAGGTCAATGACCCCTCCAAGATGGCGTACAAGTTCTTTTCAAGCGATTTGTATCCTCATGGCAATGTCACCGACATGAGTTATGATCCCTATGGGCTTCCTGTGGCATTATGTGCTGATTTCAACCGTTCACCGCATTGTTGGGCGTTAGGACAGATGCAAGGTGACTTTTATGTGGTCTTTGATGAGATTGTGAGCGCTGATGCACTGACTAGCGAGCAAACACACCTGTTAATCATACGACTAAAGGAGTGGGGCATCAATACCCTAGAGCTTTTTGGCGATAACACCAGTAATCAGGGCAATGGTCGCTATGGGCGCAAGGGAAAGAATGACTGGGACATTGTGACGGAGATTTTGAAGGAAAACGGCATCAACTTTGTCAAACGCCTTGGAAAACAGAATCCTAAGCGCAAAGTAAGAGTAGACCTTGTGAACAATGTGATTTACTCAGGAAAAGACGATCGTGGGATGGAAAGACGCAATTTGCTTATCAATGACAAGTGCAAATGGGTTGTAGATGACTACAAGTATAGTATTGTCAATGAAGATGGGCTCAAGATTGACTCTGGCGACAGAGGGCACATGAGCGATGCGGTAGATTACTGGATATTCAAGAAAGAGAAGGGTTCAAAACTAATCACCTACGTATGGTAACGATTGCCTCTTTTTACATGGATAACGTCAATCCTGACGTGGTAAAGGCACAGCAAAGGGTTGTTGAGGGGTTTTGCGACCTACCACTGCAGCAGATAAAGACGGACAAGAGTCATGCACAGGCGATGGATGAGTTTATGGCAACTACGCAGTATGACACAGTAGTCTTTTTGGATATAGATGCCATTCCCCTAGCCGAAGGCGCTATAGAGATTCTTTCAGGGCTTGCCTTGGATGGGATTGCAGGCGCTCCACAGCGTGCCAACCACCTTGACAACAATGGTCATATCTATGTGGCACCCTCTGTCATGGCAATAGATGTAGCCTTCTATAGAAAGATAGGCTCGCCAAGCGCACAGCCTACACGCATGGGTGATGTGGCAGAAGAGTGGACATACGTAGCAGAGCGATACACGAACCCCATGTATCTGGACATACTAGATGTAGAGGTGCCAAAGTGGAAGCTAGACGACAGAATGTTCGGTCTTAACACAAGTTATGGCATTGCAAATAACAAATTATTTTTCCACGCCTTTGAAGGACGAAGCAAAGCGCAACAACAACGATTCATTGAGATAGCGAACTCGATATGATACAGACCACGATTATTACACCTACTGTAGGCGATGACCAGCTTGTAGATGCCTGCCAAAGCGTAGCAGACCAAATGATGCCTGCGCTTCATTTGATTGTCATTGATGGCAAAGAGAACTACGACCGCACCATGGAGTTGGTCTTAGCGGTGTCGATGGACAACCCTAGCACCTACGACTATCAGGTGCTGACGCTGCCGTATAATGTAGGCTCAGGCGGTAATTATGGGCACTTGGTTTACGCAGGCGTGCCGAGTTTTGTGCAGACCCCATTCTTTTCGTTTCTCGATCAGGACAATTACTTGGCGCACGACTGGACGCATAAGATGCAGCAAGCCTTAGACCGCAATGAGCAGTCGCAATATGCGACCTGTCGAAGAACAGTAGTGAATGAACATAAAGAGGTTATCGGGAAAGATAACTTTGAGTCCATAGGCGAGAATGACCTAGGATACAAGCTATACGATACAAACACATGGATGTTTCGTAGAAACATGGCGCTACTTACGCCATACATCTCACTACCCTATCACAAAGGTGCGCAGGGTAGCTGGGGAGGTGACAGAAGCCTCACAGACACGCTGTGGGATGTCCCACATACCCATTTGAATGAATATCATGGGACACACTACAGAGCGCCAGAAAGACTAATACCATTCTTTGAGGAGAATTGCAATGACTGATCCGTTAGGAACCGAAGCTGTACCACAAGACGTACTACTGGGCTTTCCTGTCTATGATGGCAAGACAGAGGTAGAGATTGCCCAAGAGATTTATTTATCACTATATGATAAGCGTGTGCCTATACGCAAGGTGCATTACTACAATGGAGATTCATTGGTTACAAGGGCTAGAAATGCCACAGCTTGTGCCTTTATGGATATGCCTGAGTGTGAGTACCTTATGTTCATTGATAGTGACATTCGCTTCCAACGGTGGCAGGTAAAGAGGTTGCGTGAGCATGACAAGCCGATTGTAGGCGGAATGTACCTGAAAAAGAAGCTACCGTATCAACCTGTGTGCAATCACAAGCTAGGCGAGGAAGATGGTCTTAGCTTGATGCGTGAAATTGGCACTGGGTTTATGATGATTCGCAGGGATGTTTTTGATGCGATGAAGGAAGCCTATCCAGAGCGTAAATATAAGCCCTATGCCCACGAGCGTCAAAGCGACAACTATTATGACTTTTTTGCGGTGGGTAAGGATGAGGATACAGAGTATTACCTAAGCGAGGATTACTATTTCTGTAAGTTAGCACGTGAGCTTGGCTACAATATCTATTTGGATGAGGATATTCTTGTAGAGCACTCTGGCAAGATGCTGTACCCTACAAAAGACACAGACTTGGTGCAAGGAGCCAATGTCTTGGTGGGAAGCTGGCGTGGCGATGCCCCAATGGAACCTGAGTTACTAGAAAACATCAAAGAACTCAACGAAACGACTAGCAAAGTCCTAAAGGAAAGAAGTAAGTAAAAGAGTATTGATTGTTGGACAAGCCTTGGTGTATTTTGATGGCACTATGCCAAAACCTGTGCGATTACCATCTGGGAGAATAAAATACGGTCAGTATACCTTTGCTGGGTATAATAAGCCACGAAACTCTCCAAAAGAAGGCAAGACAAAGATGGTGCTTGCAAAGAAAGGCGATCAAGTGCGTTTAATACACTTTGGCGACCCCAACTTAAAGATTAAGAAAAACATTCCTGCACGCAAGCGTTCGTATTGTGCTCGCAGTGGAGGGATTAAGGGTGCAAGTGATAAGTTGAGCGCAAACTACTGGTCACGAAGAGCGTGGGATTGTTGATGGCGGAATCAAGAGTGAACGAAGCAGGCAATTACACAAAGCCGACACTACGCAAAAGGCTTTTTAGAAAGATATTGCGTGGCACAAGGGGCGGTCGAGCAGGACAGTGGTCAGCTAGAAAAGCGCAGTTATTGGCAAGAGAATATGAAGCCGCAGGTGGAGGCTACACGAACTAATGGCACTCAAGGCATCACAGCGTTCACTAAAGAAGTGGTCAAGCCAAGAGTGGGATTACATCAACCCGAAGGACAAGGGACAAGCCTCGTGCACAGACGTGGCAGGTACTTGCCTAAAAAATGTGAGAGAAACTTTGAGCCCATATCAAAAAGCCCAAGAAAATAAGCGAAAGCGCAAAGCAAGCAGCAAAGGAAAGCAGCGTGCTTCTTACTCTAAAGGTGTAGCAAGAAAGGTTAGACGTGCCACTTAAAAAAGGTTCATCACAAAGCACTATTTCACAGAACATCAGAAAACTGATGGCAGAAGGCTATTCTCGTGAGCAAGCCATCGCTATCGCCCTAAACCAAGCAAGACGAAAACGATGATTGACTTACGAGGTAAATTCAGTGTAGACCCAGACGTGGTAAAGCGTGTCCTAGATCAGGAGACATCTCACGCTTATTATGATATTGTGGTAAACCGCTCTAAGGTAATGAACTCATGGTATCAGTCTGAATACGATGAGTTTTTGGTGCCTGACAGAAACATCTTCTCTGACAAGAGTTACATCATTAAGCAGTCCTCTATTGAGTCTAATGACGAGTACCAAGAGAAGCTAGAGCGTATGCGCCTCTTTCCATTAGAGTCCAAGTTTTTGTCTGCACAGCAACGCATCTATGACGAGAACAATGTCAACCGCACCTACTGCGATGACTATGTTCCGTTTTGGCTACACAAAGAAATACGCTATGACGATGCAGGGGCAAGCATCACAGAGTTTTATCGTGACAAAGTATTATTTGTAAAAGAGGTACTAGGCTTTGGCGCTGTGATTACAGACATTATGATGGATGACGCAGGAAACACCGTTCTTGACTCTAATGGCATGGTGATTCCTTATTCTTATGTCATTCGCCCTCACGAACTATATAATTTTGACTTCAAGCAAGGTCAACTAGTATTGCTCATCACCAAACAACGCTACTGGACGGTGGACAGAAAACAACACACCAAGTGGCGAGTGTTTACCCCAGACCGCATCCAAGTCTACCACCAAGAAGGCGTGAATGGTGTTGGAACCAAAGAGTTGATTACCGACATGGAGAATCCCTTTGGTCGTGTCCCAGCCACCCTTCTACGAGGTGCGGTCGATGCCAATACATCGTTTGTCGTTGGCAAACCTAGACGATATAGCCTTAAAGGGCTTTTACCTAGCCGCAAGTGAGTTGTTCTATGACCTACTAAAAAGGATCAGAGCTGTTC